GGAGTTCGAGGCCTTCTTCCCCGGCGACAAGGCGCAGCTCGTCAAGACTGGAAAGACTAAGATCGACGGCTCCGCCTCTGCTCTGGTCATGTCTTACGAGATCGCAACCAAGCGTGCCGCCGAGCTGTCCCAGCTCAAGGCCCGCGCCCTGATCCTCGACGAGGCCCACGCCTGCAAGTCGGTCAAGGCCAAGCGGACCACGGCCATCCTCGGCAGCGGCGGTATCGCCAGCAGCGTGGCGCACTGCTGGTTCCTGACCGGCACGCCAGTGACGCGCTGGAACGACGATCTGTACCCATTCCTGTGCCGCGCTGATCTGGATGGTATGCGCCGTCGCTGCGGCGGAGATCATATTGACCGCTTCAATCTGCGCTACACCATTGTGCAGCAGCGCCAGTTCCCCGGCGCGAAATACCCCACCAAGGTGACAGTCGGCAGCCGCAACACCGAAGAGCTGAACGAGTGGCTCTTCGACGGCGGCCTCGCTGTACGTCGTGAGCTGGCCGATGTCTGGGCTGCCATGCCTCCGCTCACCGTCAACCGCCTCAACATCGGCCTGTCGATGGACGACGAGCTGCGCGATATCCTCGCCGGCTTCAAGACGCAGGCTCAGATTGAGCAGGCCGTCGCGGCGAACGACGAGCACATCGCCACCGCCCGCCGCAAGATCGGCGAGGCCAAGGTGCGCGAAGCCGCAGCCGAGATCCGCGACCGCGCTGCCAGCGGCGCGGGTTCGATCCTCGTCGGGGCGTGGCACACCAGTGTGATCGACGCCCTCGTCTCCGAGCTATCTAAATACATGGGCAAAGGTATCTCCCTGTCTGTCGACAGCCTCGACGGCCGCACCAGCAGCGCAAAGAAAGACGCCCTGCAGCGCGACTTTAACGACGGGAAGCTGGACGTATTGGTCGGTCAGATCGCGGCGATGGGCGTCAGCCTGAACCTGCAGCACGGCGGCAACCGCATTGTCGTCGTCGAGGAGGACTGGTCGCCCGCCATCATGGACCAGTTCTACGCCCGCCTGCACCGCATCGGGCAGACCGAGCATGTCCACGTCGACATCCTGCAGTCCGACGACAACCTATCTCAGGCCGTGGCCCGCATCGCCTCCGCGAAGCGCCGGTCCCACGCCATAGCAATGGAGGTTTAACATGAGCGTGCGCGATGCAGTGCTGCGCGGTGCAGCTATTAAGGAAGCCAGAAAAGACTGGGGCTTCGACCGGACTACATACCTCAACAGCTCGGAGGCTGATGCCTGCATCCGCAGTATATGGTACTCTAAACATCGGCCGGGTGAGGCGGCCGAGCAGGACTGGGGTTACGCTCGTCGCGGTCACGCGGTCGAGGCGTACATCATCGACAGTCTGTCTATTCTAAACGACGTGTCTCTCGACCTTGTGGGTGCTGGTCAGGTCAGCCTGCAGGACGAGAAGCGCCGGCTCTCGGCGACACCCGATGGGGTCATACGGTTTGGCGACGGGGACTGGTTGGGCCTCGAAGTCAAGTCCATAGACCCGCGAACAAACACCGGGCGTCTGCCGAAGCCGGCGCACATTACTCAGATGCGCATCGCTATGGCCCTGCTGAACCAGAAGTCTGAGTACAATCTCACGCAAGGCTACCTGCTTTACGTCGACGCGTCGAACTTCAACCGCATGTTCGAGTTCGTCATCGACGCTGACGACCGCATCCTCGATGTCTATGCCAACAAGGCCAAGCGGGTATTCTCCGCTGTCAGCGACAGTGTGCTCGACCGCGAGGGCAAGCGCACCGGCGAGTGTAAATACTGCGCCTTTACCGCTATCTGCGGTGTGGCTGCAGAGGAGAGCCGGACGCCCCGGCCTAAGTCTCGGCCGGGTGGGTTTGATACGGCTGTCTTGCGCTACGTAGAGCTGCAGGACACAGAGGCTGCCATCAAGGCGGAGAAGGACAGCCTGAAGGAAGATATGAAACAAGCTCTGCAGAGTGCAGGGCCAATGATTGTCGGCAACATCGAGGTTTCGATGTCGCGGACCAAGGGACGTGCCAGCCTTGATCGTAAGGCTGTCGCGGCGGCGGGGATCGATCTGACCCCGTTTGAAAAAGTGGGCGCTCCTGTCGAGCGTCTTAATGTGAAACGTGTCAATTAAAGGTGACCAACATGACTAACGCACTAACTGCTTTTATCAACGATACCAACCTCCCGGCTCTGGATGACGACGCGATGGCCGCTGCCATCGACGACAGTCAAGAGGAGGACGGATACTCTAAGGGCGGTGGGATCACGTTCATCGACTTCTCCGGCAAGATGAACCAGTACCGGGTCGGCAAAGACCGCGAAGGTATTGACCCGGAATCCATGTTTATGTTCGAGCCAATGTCCGCTACTAAAGGCTGGATCTGCTGGAAGGGCGGCAAGGTTGTCGGCCGCGAGGAGTGGTCGTACTTGAACAAGGCCGCCGCCGTACCGGCGGAGAGCCTCGAGGATTACGGACCCTACAAGGACGGCGACGGCTGGAAGCCGCTGCGTGGTTTTGGCTGCGTTGCCCTCGATGGCAGCGGGCAGAACTTCAAGTTCTCGTCAAACGCCGCCGGTGCCCGCAACTCCATCGAGGAGATGCTGTCAAAGGTATCAGCCCAGATTAAAACCAAAGAGCCGTCTTTGCCGATAATCAAGTTCGCGTCGGAGTCGTTCACGGCAAACGACCACACGAACTGGAAGCCTACCTTCCCGGTCGTCGCGTGGGTTACTCGGGAGGCTGCGCTGGCCTTCTTCGCAGGAGGTAGCATGGACGACCTGCTCGCGGGCAAACAGCCCAAGAAGCTGAAGTAGTGCAAGGCCGCCGCCCTGTTACGGAACGGGCGGCGGCTGCCCTGTTACGGAACTGGGGGGATATCTTTAAATAATTCAAGGACACCCCCCTCCACCTATTTCCCTCAGTTAGAGGAAGGTGTGCTTGAATTATTGAATTATCTGAAAGACACCATGTACAAACTGATCACAGATACCGACGAGCTGCAGCAGTATGTCGACGCCATCGACGACGGGTTCTGCGCACTCGACTTCGAAACCACCTCTCTACGGCCCTCAGATGGGCGTGTGAGGCTCGTCAGCCTGTTCGATGGTACTCGGGGTGCCGTCGTGGACTTCGACGCCATACAGGGCGGATTCGAGGCCTGCGCGTACATGTTCAGCCGGGGGGAGTGGATCGTATTTAACAGCGGGTTCGAGCTGAGGTGGTTCATCGCCGCCGGCTGCCCAAAAACGCGCTGCCGGGATGTTGGTTTCCTGCGCCGCGCCATACTTGGCGGCGGCCGCTACAGCTTGAAGCAGGTGGTGGCGTGGGATTTGGACCGGGAGATGGACAAGACGGAGCAGACCAGCAACTGGGCTGCCCCGGAGCTGACGCAGTCCCAGCTCGACTACGCGTTCAAGGACGCGGTCGATACGTGGGATCTGTTTCAGCACTGGTATGATAGATCCGACGAGCTGCATCTGGGGGCTTGGGAGCTGCTCGACGGTATGGTGCCGGCGGTGATCGAGATGGAGGACAGCGGTATGCTTGTCGATACTCGCCGGCACCGACACCTAGCCAAGCGGTGGGCCGAGATATCTGAGGATAAGATCAAGGCTCTCCGCTCAGTAGTCCCGCTAGAGCAGGTCGAGAACATCAACTCCGACACGCAGTGGAGCGACTTCTTCGCCCGCGAGATGCCCGACAACATCCTGTCTAAGTGGCCCCGCACTGAGAAGACCGGCACCCTGTCCATGACAGGTAACACGCTGTCGAAGATCGGCGCACACTTCTATGCGCACTTTGGGGAGAACCCGATAACCTCTCTGGTCGACGACCTGCGGGACTACAAGAAGATGTCTAAGTACCTCAGCAGCTTCGGCTACACACTGGCCGACAAGGCTGAGGTACACGATGACAGACGGGTGCGCTGCCGGTTCAACATCGGAGCTGCAAAGACATGCAGGTTCTCGTCTACCGGGCCGAACCTACAGCAGATCCCACGCGACCTCGACCTGCTCGGCGAGCGCACCAGCGTGCGGTCCTCATTCATTGCTCCATCCGGCAAGAAGCTGGTCAGCTTGGACTACAGCGGCATCGAGCTGCGCGTGCTTGCCTTGCTGTCAGAGGACGAGCAGCTCCTGCAAGACGTTGTATATGGCGACGTTCATGCTGAGGTGGCGTCTGTCATCGCCGGCCACGCCATCGACAAGTCGACGCCGGAGGGCAAGGCGGCACGAACTGCGGCCAAGGCCGTCAGCTTCGGCATCATCTACGGATCCGGTGCCGGAGGCCTGTCCGTCACGATGCGCACCTCCACCAACAAAGCCCAGCACTATATCGACTTCTGGTCAGACCGGTACAGCAACGCGTTCGGCTATCGCGACGTGATGATGGAGCAGGCAGCGAAGACCCGCTATATCCGCTGCATCGACGGCGGCACCATCTACATGGGCAAGAGCCCGGACCTGCCGAAGTGCGCCAACTATCCCGTGCAGCGGGCTGCGCTGTCGGTCATGGCCCGCGCCATCTTTCGCCACAAGCAGACACTGGACGCACAACGTCAGGCTAGACAGCAGCAACAGACACTGATACTATCCACGATCCACGACGCGTTGATTGACGAGGCTGCGGCCGACGACGCGCAGGACTGCCTTCTTCTGATGGAGAAGGATATGACTGCCGGTTACCTTGATCTGTTCCCCGGAGCCCCGACGGACGGACTGGTTGAGGGAGGCATTGGTGATAACTGGGGCTCATTAGGTTAGAGGAGATAACCATGTTCAATACTAAGCGCGACATTCAAGAGCTGACTAATAGGGTTGAGGTTGTGGAGCAGTTAATCGCAAAGATGCACAAGGAGCTTGTGTCCAAGCGGGCTCCCGAAGCCAGACCGCATCTCGGGTTGAAAAAGCGGAGCGGGCACCACAACGAACGCTACCTCACGCACCTGCTCGATGGTCGCATCGATATAGAGACCAGCTTAGATCAGATCGGCCGCACCGCCCACGAGGTTATTAAGGGTCAGTGGCCTAAGAGAAGCGCAGAGTGCCGTATAGATCACGCCCTTAGGGTGGGGAGCGGTAGAGGGGGTATGATCAGCCGTGAACAGTGGCTGTCTGATAACCCTGAGCAGCTCGATCTATTTCGATGACCCGTACTGAGCAATTCGACGCTGCGTGCGCCGACGTTACACAGCGCCGGGAAGTTAACTACGGGCACCCGCTGGATAACTTCCGTCGGGGTCAGGCTATCATGGATGTAGTAGCAGAGTGTCCGCACCCGGAGGTGCGGTGTGCTCTGACCCTGATAGCAATCAAGATGGCCCGGTTGATTGCTACGCCGGATCATATCGACAGTGCCATAGATATCGCCGGCTATGCGCGCACCATCGTCATGGCGTTAGATGAAGAGGAGAAAAGAGATGGCTAAAACAGGAGCCGAGCGGCAGAAGGAATACGAACTGCGCAGGGTGGAGGCAGGTTTCAAGCGAGTGCCTGTGTGGGTTCCGGTCGACAAGATCGAGGAACTGAAGGCCTTTGTGCAGACCCTTCAAAAATAATCCAGTAGGGGGTTGTCATTTACTGACAGCCCCCTATATACTGAGGGACCAACCAATCAAGGAGACCTCAGATGTTTACAGACGCAAAGACCGCCATCGACTTCATCCTCGCCGGCAAGTCCCGCTTCACCCTGACCAGCAAGGTCAGCGGCAACTCGTTCACATTCAGGGTCGATGCGCCGAAGAACCA